TCATCTGTCGCGAAAATACGAGATAACATAAGTAATACCTGCAATCCCCCATACAACAATAACGATCAATAACACGATGTCCAATATGCCAAGATGTCTAAAGTCAGTGGTCACGAAAAAACGTAAGGCAACAAACGCCAATAAGATGTTTGCGATCCAGGCTAATTTTGACATACCTTTTGGGAGATGATAATATGTTTTATACAGAAGCCCTTCCCGAAGGTCGGGCTTCCGTTTTGGGTTTATTTGCGACGTTTCTTTTTGGAGCGTCGCTTTTTCTTTTGGTTTCGTCCCTCTAGGAAAGCGATAGTCGCTAGGACGAAACCGGCGATACTGCAAAGTTTCTCGATGATGTCCAGCCACTTCATCATCTCCCTGTCGTTCACCTCCTTTCTGATTTTACTATACCATATCTATTGTAATATTACAATAGATAAAATAAAAAAATTTCTATTTCAGTTATTTTTTATATCACCGCCGTTTGGCGGGGGGATTTTGATAAAATTTCTAGAATCTTTAATATTTTTGTTGAAAAAATCAACAAAAATAGTTGATTTGTTTTTCGAGTAATGTTAATCTATTAATAGAAAAAACTTCATATTAGAAAGGAGGAACAACCATGTTAACTGAGTTCGGCAGATTTTGTCGGAAGCTTAGAATTGATAATGGAGAGTTATTAAAACACATGGCTGATAAACTCGGAGTAACTTCTTCATATCTATCTGCTGTTGAAAATGGTAAGAGAAATGTTCCTCAAGATTGGGTTGAAAAAATTGCAAATCTTTACTCTTTGGGTACCGAAGAGTATAGTGAGTTGAAAAAAGCAGCACAAAACTCACAAAAGGTTGTTAAATTGGATTTTGAAGGATTTGATTTGGAGGATAAAGATACGCTACTGGCATTAGCAAGACAATTTAAAGATTTGACTGAAGACGACAAAATGCTCATAAAAAATATCCTCCAAAAAAGAAAAAAAGGAGGGATTAAATGAGTTTACTAGTTGCCAATCCTACTTCTAGAAAGAAAATTAGGGCTTTGACCAATGCAATTAGGGAAATCTTGGGGTTACAAGACGAAAAATGTTTTCCTGTAGTTGAATTTCTTGAGTTGGGGCTACCACAAATTTTCCATGATTTTTCTTATGAGATTGTAGCACCGCACGAACTCAAGAATAAATATGGCGTGACTTATCCAGAAAAGAATGTCATTAGGTTACGCGAGGATGTTTACGAGAATGCTATTTCGGGTATTGGGCGTGATAGATTTACAGTCGCTCACGAGATTGGACACTTTATAATGCATAGACCAGGAAGTATAGCTTTAGCTAGAAATCAAGCTATTGAAAACATACCTAAATATAGGGATCCTGAGTGGCAAGCAAACACATTTGCTGCTGAGTTGCTTGCCCCACCACATATAATAAAAGGTATGTCTGTAAAAGAAATTGCATTATGCTGTGGTGTTTCATTGTATGTTGCTCAAATTCAATCTGGTCAAATTTAAAGAATGGGAGGGTAAAAAATGGTGTGTAATAAAAAAAGCCCATGCAAAGGGCCTGCATAGAACTGAATAGAAAAAAAGTGAATGTCGCTACATTATAAATCAATTTTGCCGAATTGATATTTATAGTGTATCACTTTTCAAGGCCCTTTGCAAATAAAAATTTGTAAAGGGATGTGGTATATAATGAAAAAAAACACAAAATTAGTATGGTCTGAATCTCATCAGTCTTATGGGATTTTCCGAGCTTGGCGAAGACACCCTAAGACACAAGAAGTCCTTTGGGCTAAGAATTACGGGAAAAAAGCATGGTTTATCCCATTAGCAGAATTAGAAGCTGAACATGCCTAATCAACTCTAATCCAAAACTCCACTTAGTGCGACCTGAGTGGAGTTTTATTTACGCATTATCTATATTGCCCATATGCCCGCGAATATATTCAGTAGATGGTACGTACGGGACATATCGGGTAGAAGAAAAGATGAAGCCAAGTGATGTGGTGGTACTGGTGTGTGTTGTTATTGTTCTAATTATTGCTTATTTTTCTTAAAGAAAAGGCGGAGTGGATTCCGCCTTTTCTGCACTCGAAAATAATTTTGCACCAATTTTGCACGAGATAAAAGGGTATGTCCATTAAACCTTGAAATATCAATAATTTTTGTCACATGGTTATTATCCTGCCGAGTGGCAGGGGTTATTTCACGCGCAACTTTTGCCCAACCCGAATCAAATTCGGATTCGCGATATTATTCAATCTCTGTAGCGCGTCTACTGTGGTATTATGTTTTTTCGCAATCGCCGACAATGTATCGCCTTTTTGGACGGTGTATGTCGTTTTTGGAGTTGTAGAAGCACTAGTTTGTTTACCATCTAACTCCTTATCCGTTCCATATCCTTTGTAATTGTATTGTAGGTGTGGCTTGTCGATGAATCCTTTCCAGTCCCCGCCCCACTCGAAGCCTAATTCCTTTGCTTTCGCGATCGCTTGTCGCATGTCCGATCGACCATATCCATTCCAGTCGGTTTTGCCGTTGATAATCGGTACAAAGTCGAGAGCCTGTCCAACAAGGTGATATGATTTCATAGTCTGTGACTTCCCGCTGGCAACATAATATCGCTGTTGTTCTTCTGTGCGTATTGTTTCGTAGATGAGAATATCAATTCCATTAGCTATGCACCAATTGTACCATTCCATTGCTGCTCTTTTTGTGTTAGGAGCCAATTTTTCAAGGTTTGCTAAGTTCCTTTCGTGATAAGTCGCTTTGAACATTATTTCTCCTCTCCCTTCTGATTTTCACTTTTTAATTGCGCAAATACCTTCGAGACCTGCCCGGGAATAGACACGCCCAAACGACCTAGATTTTCAATAAAACTGATGCCTTCATTACCAATTAGAAACATAATCATCGTATTGCGCATAAAATCACCGCTACCAGTCACCGCGTCCAGTTGATTTGCCACGATAACAGCTAAAATCATGGCCATCTTTTTCATCAGTCCTCGAAATGCCGTCTTGGATGACACTTCCTTTGTGCTGACAGCAACCATCAGACCTGAAATATAATCCACTGCCATCATGATTCCGAGTGCAATAGCAAGATGATCCACCCCGCCAATTAAATAGGCGATAGCTGATGCGCTACCGCCTGTAACTGTAGTGTATAGTGTGTTTGTATTATGCTTCATGTGCTTTCCTCGCTTTCATCAAAAGTAAAAGCACACTCTCATACGAAAGTGTGCTTATTGCACATTATCGTTCATATATATTATGAGCCAGTATGACTTCTAAAGAATAAACCGTTGACGTAACCTTTTTTCTTAAGGTGATTATCTACTCCTTCAATAAAATGAAAAATAGAATCAACAACAGTCTCATATGCTAATATCGCTTCTTCTTTAGTTGCTTTTACTTTCGTTCCATGAGCTATTTCATTTCTCCACTTTAAAACTTTTTTCTCCCATTTAGACCAAGAAGACGATGTAGCTAATTTTACTCCAAATAAATTATTCATTAACGGATTTACTTTTACAGGTATTTCTGCAGCTTTTAATAACCTAGATATACTATCTTTATCTAGCCCAATTTCTGAATAACCTAGTGTTAAAGTGGAATCAACATATGTTTCTAAAGCAATCTCAGATAACAATATACTCATAAGATATTCTTCAGATCTTAATTGATCAAACGCATATTGAAGCATATGAAGCCATGGAACTTCGTAATCTTCTGACTTATAATTAACTGTTATCATAATTTTTCCTACTTCTCCAATAATTGAAGGATCACTATGTTCTGCTAAAGATGTAAATACATTAAATCCATTACTAGTAATATCAGTTGCACCTGCGAGAAATGGTCCGATAGGAAATAGCATTACTTTGTAAATTTTCTTTATGTTCTCAGGTAACTCCACTTGTTTGGTGTATCCAATTCTCACATCAATTGAAAAATAGTACATTTCATTAGCTAGAAAGACATTTGGAGTAATATGATCTTCTACTTTCTTTAATCCGTTTTTTATGCCTTCATATATAGAAAATTCATTTTTACACTCCGGATCTTGGCAAACAATAATCGATTTCTTCATGTCATCTTCAGATAACGACCAACCTCTGGAACATTTATTGCATTGAATCATAAATGCTCCGAATTTCGAATGTTCCATAAACACACCCCTATACATTTTACAATTCTATTTCCATTTCATTCCCACAATTAGAACAAACTAAATAAAGGGATTGAAAAGGATAGTTACCTAATACTGAGCAGTTAATTTTTGATATATCATCTTTTACAAAATCTTTGTCAAATACTACCGCTTCATTACATTCAACACACAATAACTTAAATCCTTTTTTCATTCCAATCATCCTTTACAAAATATAACATAGGGGTGGAATATGGAGAATTTGGATAAAAATACACCTACTTTTCAGTGGTGTTTATGTCGCATTATGAGACAAGTGCTAATTACACATTATCGTCCTACTGCGCTGTTTTATATGCCAGCGTTTCATCATATTCTTGTTGCGTAATCCACCCTTGCGCTAACGCATTGTCAATTTGCTCTTGTGTAAAGTTTTGCGCCGCGTATTGTTTGACAGGTTCATGATATTCAGTAGGAATATCCGAAATACGTCGATTTCCGTAAAGATAAATATCTCTTGCGTATGCGCTTGTTCTAAACGAATAAACTGCCATTGTTCATCACCTCATGCTGTTGTATTTGAGAAATAGAAATCCATAAAGGCAACAAAATCACCGTTAATTTGAGCTAATTGCTGTTTGAGTTGTTGATTTTCTTGCTGTAATTGCAAAAGTGGATTCGGCGGTAAAGGCGGTAATTGTTCCCCTGCCGTTTCGTTTTGGACTGGTGTTTTTACAACATGAGAAACAGTTACACCGTCTTTTGTATATTCGATGACATTCATGTCGCCTTCAATGTATTGACGTAATATTGAAATCATTTTTATTCCTCCTTTTATACAAGCACATAAGTAATAGTAGCTTCGACTGTGTAGCCCCCTGCGGTAGAACGTACATTCACTTTTAAACTATTGTTAAATCTGATATTCATAGGTATTCCGACACTTCCATTATTTAGTGAATTTACGCGTAAATCTGTTATCAACGTCGTTCCATCTACAATAATCTCAACAAATGTATAAACAGCGGTGTTTTCATATCGTGATGTACCGGCTATTCCTGTTAAAATCCCTTTACCTGTTACGTTGACAGCAGTTTCATATGTGCTGTTTATAGTGGAGAACTTTGTAATGATTGGTGTTGTTTTCATCCAATCCGTTTCTCCACTAACAGGCTGTAATCGCTGAATCCCCATTACGCCACCTCCACACCGGAAATATGAATAGAAATTATGTTCGTCCCACTAGCTAAATTAGCTGTGATTGTTTCGCCAGCTTCTAAAACAAAACTACCATCAACGATAATCGTATCTTTCATTTTTACTGTTGCACCGTTGAAAAGAGCAACCCCACCAATCATTAAATAAAAATCCGTATCTGCGTTTGTTGCCCCTGCGATAGCAATACTTTTTACAATGGTTTTTGTATTGGCAGGAACGGTGTATAAAGTTGTCGTAGATGTACTGTTTATTGTTACTCTTGCTAATTTTTTAGCTGTTACCGCCAATTAAATCGCCCCCATCCAATAGAGAATTTCAAGATCATTCGCTTTCGCTTGTGTTGCGTTCCAAGCATCTTTTTCAACTTGTGTAACGTGCTTCGCAGTTTCAGCCGAATGTGCAGCAACTGCATCATTCACTTGTTTCACCGCGTTCGCTGTCGCCGCCTGCGTTGTGCTTGTGCTTGTCAGCGTATCATTGAGTTGGACGATACCAGCCTGTGTGGTACTGGCATTCGGTAGCGATTGTTGTGGCAACTGTTCAGATAGAATTTTTCCGTTTGGTCCTAAGATAGCGACTTTCCCATCAATTCTGTCCCAGTTGTCATTCAGCATCGTCTGTATATTAAACGTGTCGTTGGCATCTGCGATCGGATCTTTTTTATACAGCCCTAGTCGCGGTGTAGTGCTTGCCATGTTTACGCACCTCCTGCAAATTTATCGAGCGTTGTCGCTTCCAATTGCGAAAGCGTCATTACGTTATGAACGTCTTTTATTAACAAATAAGAAAACTCGAAGTCTATCGCCAAATGTGCCGGAATAATCTCGCGCAAAGCGTTTTGAATGTCGGCTAAATTCGGCGGAACCCCGAGTTTGCTAACGAATTTAACTTTTACGGTGTAAAGCGAAGGTTGTTCAGTTACTTCGACTTCGCCGTTATACCATGACTCTGCGACGTTTTTAATGAGAGCGACCGTTACTGTGCCGATGCCGCGTAATTTTGACTTGATCACGCTACGACGTTGCTCAACCGGCTTACTTTCATCGATTGGAATACCGCAAATGCGCTCCCAATGAGAAAGTCCCCATGTGGCTGTGTCAACATAAAACTGTTTCAAAATTTCATCTATTGTAGCGCCCAATTGCTCAACTTCTTCGTTTTCTGTCCCTACTAAGGTTTGAAACTCTCGTATATCTTGATAGTAATTAGGGAGATATTGAAATAGATTAGACACTTATTGATACCTCCCCAAGCACTGGAACTTCTTCATCTTGCAACGCTACATTGACTGTGCCACTATTCACAAATAATCTGTTGTAATCAATGACACCCGGCGTGTTCAATAGGATTGTTCCGATTTTCGCATAGCTGACATATGTCACGGAAAAAGCGATCTCTTTGAAATATTCATCCAACGACGCCGCAAATGCGTCTTGTACACTCTGTAATGTATATCCTGACGCAAGCACCACATTCGCAGAAACATCGATCGGCTTTCCTGTCGCCGAAGCAACCGTGACAGAAGCTCCGATCGGTCGCACTTGCTCAATATATTCCTGCACCTTTTCAACCAATTCCGTTGTAGCTGGCTGCATATCAGTATTGACAATCGTGACTTTCACGGTGCCCGGACCGTTCCAAAGAGGCGTTACTTTTGCTGCCCCTACGCCTGCGACCTTGGTTGCCCATTGTTTATAGTCGGCTGCATTTCCGCTCGTTCCTGGCTCTCGCACCTTTTGCAAAAATCGTTTCCGCAGTGACTCGTCGTTCTCCTCATTTTCTCCAGGAATCAACACATCTGCCAATGTCGCTGTTCCTAGTCCTTCAATTGGTTCAATCGGGAGAAGACTGCCGAAATCTTGATTTCCTATACTTCCCAGTGTTTCAGCTTGCATACGAAATTGACCATCTGTGATTTTTTCAGTCGCTACATAGACCATATCGTTTAGTCTAAATCGGCTTCCGATTGGAATATTAAACGGTACATCGTTTCCATCCGTAAATATTCCTTTTCGCACAGCAGGTGTTGCTTGCTTTCTGTATACACCAAAATCCGCGGTTCGCTTATCTAAATATTCACCCGTCGAGGTTTCTCCGAAGGCAAGGTGCAAAACCACATCTAACTCTGCGTACATTTGCGCCAATTCCATCGCCGCAGGAGCCAAGGCATCATAGATAATCGATCCTTCTCGTTTGTCTATATCGTCTGGTATGCGATCAAGCATACGTTGTAAAATCGTTTCAAACGTCTGATTTTCAAACAACACCGTTCACCTCTTTCGTTAATTCCACTTTTCCATAAACGGTGTAGCACACGATTTTCGCAACGGCTGAATCCCCAGAAAATTGCACCGTCACGTCTACATCTGTTACTCGTTCATCTTGCAATACAGCTTCTTTGATTCTCCGCGGCAATTCAGCTTGAACGAATAATCTTTCTTTTCCAACTAAATTCTCAAACCCGTAATTATCGCTATAAATCAAATATTTAAAGCGATCGGTGTTCAACATTTTAAAAATGGATTGCTTAATCGCTTCTACTCCATCAATCATTCCACTACATTGTCCATTTTCAAAATCAAGACGATACGTTTTTGACGGAATCGCCGATGGTTCAATCACTTCTGCTTCTTCGATTGTGATGTTTTCAGAAGGGAGTACCATCATTTCACCACCTTATCTAAAACAACAAATTGTTGGCCACCTTGAACGCGAAGCAAAACGACTTTATCACCTTTTTTCAATCCAGTCCGAATCGGTGTATCAGTTAACATTCCGCTTAATGCTTTTACCCCTCCACCGTGATTGTGCTCCAAATTCACTTCATATCGCGTGACACGCTCTGTAATAACCAAAAACTCTTCGGTCAGCTTCAACTTCTGATGTATTTGAATCTCAAGAGGGGTTTCAGATACGACCGTGCCAAACAACACATGAACGGGATTCGTCGCTTCTACAGCCTTTACGGCAACCGTTTTAATTAAATCTATTAAACTCATATCAAATCACCTTCAAATCAAGTTGCATTGTATGCACGCCACTATCCCAGCTGTGTGTGCATTCATCGACAAGGAAATATTGTTTCACGCCGATTTTTTCAATGTACACAAACACAAAACAACCCGCACGCACTTTCCAATGACCAAGACAGTTGAGTTTCAACGATTTAGTTTCCCGATTCCGCAACTTAATGAGCTTGTCCAACAAATCTTTAATTTGCGCTGCCGTCATCTTTTCATCGACTTTCCGAAATTCTTGCAACCGTCCCCATTTCGCAATGTTCGCTCTGTCTTGAGCGATGTAGACCTCTCGTTTACCTGTTTTTTTGTTGTCTTGTACGATTTTGACGCGATTATACGTTTCTTCGTCGATTGATTTTTTGTAATCAAAATCAAAAAGCAGACTCTCTTCTCCAATGTAGAAGTCGTCTGCTGGAATAGCCATGTTATTGATATTTCGCAATTCCAATTTCCCAAAATTGTCGAAGAGCACGTAATTTCTGTTTGTTGCAATTAACGTTGAATCTAAAAGCTTTGCGACCACGTCGAACGCTTTTTTGTTGTCTTCAACCATCGCTGGCACTTTGTATCCCGTATCTTCAAACGTTCCTACTTTCAACCCTGCGTCGTTTGCGATTTTCTTTATGCCAGCTGTTGCTGTCGTCGCAGAAAAGACGAATGTATCGTTATACATGAGATAGCGCAATTGGTCATATGCCTTTACATGAAATTCACTACTTGTATTAAAGCCTGTTTCGAACACATATCCGTAAAAAATTTTGTACGATCTATCTGTTACGCGGATAATTGCTCCGCTATTGACCGGAAACTTTGTTCGTTGTTCAATCACTAGCTTCGCATCCAACGTCCCAGCCTTTCCGATCCTGCTCGTTTTCCATTGCACGCTCGAAACAGGCATATCCCACACCGTTCCATCTCGATTATCAATTAATACTTCCATCATTTCACCCAATCTGTAGGGATTTTTAACACTAACCCGATTGGTAGTTTCCACAATTGACTGTCTTTAATTCCGTTTAACTTCTGCAACTCAGGATATCGGTTGCCGTTGCCTGTATAAAGCTTTGCTACTTTCCAAAGATTATCGCCTGCTTTCAATGTGTACGTCGTTGGCTTTGCTTTCGTATTTGGGCGCGCAGGCGCATTTTTCTTTACGACTTGAACAGCCGATGACGTTTGTTTTTTGACCACCTGCATTTTCTTTGGAGCAAACGGCACGTATGTTTTCAATTCAAGGGAAAAATTGACGTCTTCACTGCCGAACGATTCGTCATATTCGAAGTGCTCAATGGTTACTAATTCATTGATGGTGAAGGAGCCGTTGACATAGATGTAACGCACTGGTTGTTTATTTCTCATCCATTTTTCTAATAAAGCAATGTAATATTGCGGCTCTCTAACAGCTCCACTTGCATAATGGGCAGGTTGTGCAGGAAAAAAAGACTCAAGAGAGAAGCCCGATAACTTTTTGTCTTTCGGTACGTTGACACGCCCGAGCTTTGCAATCGTAAACTCCTCTCCATCTCCTTCTGTTTTTACATTCACTTTCTCAGGATTCACAGGAAGCCGAAACATTTCTTGGTCATTTGCGTGAAAATAAATAGCTCGTTCCATCACGCATACACCCCTTCTGCCGAACGGGCGATTTCGTTGACCATACTTTCTTCAACACGACGAACAATTTGGTCGATGTCAACGTTATTTCGAATGTCACCTGTTTTCACTTGCACCGTTGGCGTTAATGTGACGAAGTTCTGAATAGACTTAATTGTCGCCAACTCTTTAAAGACTTTTAAATCCTCTTCGGCAATGTTGATTTCATCATCAATTTTTCCAATTTTATCAAGCTTACCGCCTGTCGGGTTCTTATCCTCTTTCCCACTTGCTAGAGGGTTTTTCATGCCTGGGCTATTGGCTAGTTGGCTTCCTAATGATTGCGAAAATGGATTTCCCTTTTTTATTCCTTCTGCTAGTTTTTGAGCTTTATCCAACAGATTAGCTGTTTTATCAGACAACCATTTGCCCATTTTATTTCCAACAGCATACCCCGCATCAAATGCTTTTGGCATATTTATCAAGTTTAGGCGTGGCAAATGCGAAACACCTTTCGTATCACTAATTGGGGCTTGAAGATTAGCTGCGAAATTTTTTAAACTACCTGATATATTACTTGCTACATTAGTACTTAATTTTCCAATCGTACCTATGTTCACGACCGGGATTTTATTAAGCGCTTGAAGGACCATATTAATTGCTCCAATTGCTTTGTTTGCGGCGGATACAAACGCATTCGCTAGCCAATTCGCGGCACGATCGAATGAACCGCCGATAGCCGCCATTGTGTTTATGATCATCTGAGCCATATCGTAAAATAACTTTTTTATCGCATACGTCGGATCAATAAACACATTCATTAAAAAATCAGCAAACATCGCAAATAAATTCCAAATGTTTGCGATGATATTCCAAACGAACGCCCCTAAACTAGCGAATAGTCCGAAAATAACTCCAATAACTTCTGCTGTCTGCTCCCCCCATCTTACTGTGGCATAAGCAACAAACCCAAGCAAAGCAATGATAGTAAGCAATACCCACGTGGCTGGCGAACTAAGCATGGCTGTGTTATAAGCCCACTGAGCTGCCGCGGCAATCATTGTAGCTGTTTTCACTATCAACCATTTCGCCGCAAGCCCAAGTAAAACCGCGCCAATCCCAGCTAAAACAGAACCAATCACGGTTAAAATCGGCGCAATCCATGACCAGTTTTCTTCAAAAAAGCGTCCCACAGCGCCGACCATTCGATAGAAGAACTCTAGTGTATCAAAAGCGAGATCCATACCTTTAATAAATACGTTGACGAAAAACATCGCATGCTCTGCCATCGTCGCAAACGCATCGGAGTTGACAAATTGATTAAACCGAATCAACAATGGTTCAAACGCACGAAGCGACCAGTTTTTAAACATGGTCATCGCATCAGCGAACGTCAACGGCATGTTTTTGAATTTCTTTTCAATGTCATCGGCTGCGTTGAAGAGCGCTGCTTTGATGATGTCAGCCGTGATTTTTCCATCTGCCGACATTTCTTTTAGTTCGCCTTTTGTTTTGCCTGTAAAATCGGCAATCGCTTGGGCAAGCAACGGTGCATTTTCCATGATGGAACGGAACTCGTCGCCTTGTAGTTTACCTGCTGCCATCGCTTGTGTGAGCTGATACATACCAGCTTGGCGTTCAAATGTCGATGCACCAGACGCAGTAAATGCTTTTCCCATTAATTCAGAGAAACGAATCATCTCATCGTTGTTTTTGAATGCGTCATCTGCCAATAAACCGAGTTTTGCAACCGAATTAGCCATATCCATATACCCACTCCGGCTACGTTGTGCAGCTTGGTATACTTTCTCTTGTAACTCTGTCTGTGTCTGCAAACCGTCATTAATATTTGCTAAACGAGCTGATGTAGAAACATAAGCGTCTGAGGCTTGAACAAATGACTGAATTCCGTTTTGAATTCCTTGTAGTGCAGCAAAAGCTGCTGTCGATAACAAAAATGCACCGAAAAACTCTTTCACAGCACTCGTCGCCCGATTGACTGGTGGAGGCAAGTTGGCGAATTTAGAGCCTAACGGCGTCAAAGAGCTATCCACCTGTTTAGAAGCCGCCATCAAACGTTCTAAATCAGCCGATGCGTTTGTAATCGCTTTGCGCGCTTTCGCTAGTCCTTTTGTATCTAATTGAGTCGCGCTTGCATCCATTTTTTCCATGACGCGAATGGTCGCATCCATCGCACGAATCATTTTCATGAGTGGTCCTGTCAATTTGTCATTTAACGCTAGCGTCGTTTGGACTCCAGCCATTCGCTCACCCCCTCATTTTGCTTTTTATGCGGTCGTGTTCTTTCTTTTCTTCTTCCAATTTCAATTGAATGCTCGCAATGACAAACGCTTTTTCTTTTCGATCCATTTCTAAAAATTCACGAGGTCGCCAATGAAAACGGTGGAGAGCAACATACGCATAAAACGCCTCTCCACCTTCTTCAATTAGTTTTTTGCCTCTTCTACCTCTTCATCCATCGTCTTATCAAGCCCTGAAATTTCTGTGACCTTCTCAAGGATTTGGTTGGCTTCGCCCAAGAGGAACATTTCAGCAAACAGCCTGTCCGCACCTAAAACACCATATGACTCTTGCAGCTCGCGGTCATTTAAATCAGGATACACAATCGACGCCACGCAAATTTCGCGGTTGTATCTCACCACATCAAAGACACGTTCCATTTTTCCGCCTTTACCTGGACGGAATTTAAAACAACGCTCGTTGATTGCATCAGCTTCGCCTGCAGTTAACGGGCGCAGCACAAGTGGTTCGTCAAAACGCTCCAATTTCAATTCCACATTTTCATACTGTTTTACATTTCCCTTTAAAAACGCCTTAAACTTGCTCATGTAACTCCTCCTTAGTTAATCGTTTTGAATTGGTCTAACAAATCGAAATCATCAAATGTAAACGACACTTCATCTTTAAGTACATCATCCGAATCCCCATCCAATTTAGCAATGAGTGTGCTATCTGGCACGATGTTTTTAATGATTGCTGTTTGCTTGCCTGCCGCGCTCGTAATATCTGCATTAACGAGCATCGCATCGAAAATCGGCGCTTTCCCTGTCCGTAAATATTCCAATGCCATCGCTCGAATTGCTGGGTGGTGATAGTAATATGTCATGTTTCCTTTTCCGTTTGCCCCAACGATTTTACTGCCGTTCATGCGTGTACCTACACGCTTCACATCAGCTTTGATATATTCGATTGTTGCATCGAATTTCAAGATTTCAGCAAATTCATAAGACTTCCCATCAATCGTGATATATAATTTCCCTTCTTTCGAAGAAATCGCGTCTTTCGAATCCATTACACGTGGCATATTCATCACCTCCGTTTATTACTTGCATGCCACTGTCATATAGAGTTTTTCCATGGCGTCGACGAACTTGAGTCCTACATTCACCAATACCGCATCTTTTTCATCACCTTGTTCAACTGCAATCTCATCTGGATTATATGGCTCTAAAGCTCCGACTCGCACGAGAGGATCTAACACGGTTTTCATCACTTCTTTTTTGAACAAGTTCCGACCATCCTCGTTGTTATTGACTTTCCCGATGAAATATTTGGAGTAGATATACTGCGTATTGTCCGAAACAATGTCCATTTCGCGAATGATTTTGTTTTTGCGGAAGTCTTGATTTTTCGTCGACGTGAAAGAACGGAACGTATTAATGTCTTGTTCGACAACGACCGCGTCGCGGTTGAACGTATAAACGATGTGTCCATCTTTCAATGCTTGTTCGATTTCCTCATGTGTTTTGCGCTCGCAGTCAATTGCGCCCGGATACTCAGCATAGGTCAATGAATTGGTGCCAGCGCTCGCATATGCCGCCGCATACCAATACAACGCATCTTTTGCCGATAGCTGCTCATTCCCTTCAAGCGTGACACCATTGAGAACCGACACCACGCCTTCATGATCAGCCGCGTTATAATCATTCGTCACCAACGTTACATTTTTTCCGTAATTCTCGCGCCATTCTTTGACTTTCAATGTCAACAATGCTTTTACCGTCGAATCGTCCGTACCAACAGCCACCACCTTAAATTCTTGCGTATCCAATCCTGCCGCAAAGTCCGCGTACGCATCGTTTGTTGCCGTCCCTGTTGTTCCTCCAGCAAGCGTCAACGTGACATCGGATGTCGGCAATTGACCACTGAACGTCACAAAAGCGTTAGGCTGTAAATTAGCGATGGCAGCTACCGTCTGTGTATCGACAACCGCCCCATCAAAGTATGTCTTCACTGTCGCGGTTCCGTCTAAATTCGCCGTAACGACAACCGAAATTTTATTTCCGTCCGCACCCGCATATTTCGCTGTCGCCGTTAATCCTCCGCCCGTTGCCGTTGCTTTTGTTCCTTCGCTGTTCAAGTTATAGACAACGACTTGATTTGTCGCCTTAAACGCCTCACGGATCGGCACGATTGCACTTAAATCCTTGCCGAATACTTCTTTAAACTTCGTGTTCGGCGAAACTTTCACAAATTTTCTTGTTTCTCCCCAGTCCAACTTGACTGGAATCACCACAATTGCGTTGGAATCAGGCGCCATCGTGTTTAAACTGTTCGTTTCAAAATTGATATACGCACCAGGACGAACCTTGTTTTGCGTCTTCCATGTTCCACCTGCCATTATTGAACCTCCTTCGCTTTCCACTCACTCAACAGCGAGTCCACTTCTTCTTTCGTGTACGTTCTCGATTCATCAAGTAACACTTCAAGCAACAATCGATCTTTTGCGTATTCTGGCGCACGAATGAAAGCCGATTTTCCATACCGCATTTGTTTTTCAGTTTGTTTGGCCAATCCAAACACCTCCTAACATCTGCATCTTCGTTTCAGTCGTCACTTCTTGTAGTCGCGCCGACACATCGAATGTGATGACAAGCACATCATCTTGCTTTACTCCTTCTAATCGATGCACATGATATTTGTTGGCGATATACTGAAATTCCGTTTGAAACGTTTCAAACACGTCATCGCATTCAGCGTCCACTTCCATTGATTGTGGAAAATATACAACATTCCACGAATACGTCCGCCACACTTGCCCTTTGATTTTTCGTTCTTGTTCAGACTGAATCATACGAACGAGAAAAGCAGGGGTTTGAAGCCCCTGCTTGACTTTTTCGTCGTATACTTTGATGTTTCCGAAAACTTCTTTTATCTGTTGAATGATGAGCGTTTTAATCTCCAAGGATCCGCCTCATCTCCTTTTCCATCTCCCGTTGCCACATGTTCGGGGCGATTTTTTGCATGTCGTTCATCGTGAGTTTCAACATAAACCGCCCTTCTACCCACCCGACAGTCTGACCAGCCACCACGATACGATGCCCGTTTTCTACAAACGACGCGTATTCGGCTTGATTGTAAATATGAATATAAATTGTGTCACCCTTGCTCATCACATAATACTTCCAGTTGTTTCGCAAGTTCCCTGTATCGACAGGCGTTAACTTCTTCACTTTCCGAATGGCCAACTGTGCAATACGCTGCGCGACTTTCATTTGCACTTGGTGAGCGATTTTATTGAGCTCCACTAAATGCTGCTTCAATAGCCGCACTTCGCTAAATTCATAACCCATTATGCGTAATCCTTTCGAGTTAATAGCACTTCTTGATGGGTGACATACACAAACGGTTCTTTTGCTGACTCGTAGCGCACTCCATCGATTACAAAAACATCTCCTGCTTGCACGTTGATGTCGCTAGACAAAAAAACTTTCACATCGTACTGAATGGAATTCACATCATCTTGTGCTGTGTTGTTGAGTGTTTGCATGCCGACAGAAGAAAGGCGACAAGGCACATTTTCATGCTTTGCCACCCATCGCATTCCATCGGCGCCATTCGGCTTCTGATACGCCTCATATCGCTGGATAGTAGCTGTTCGGTCATACAGTCGTTCCACCGCGGATTTGGCTTTAAGAAAAACGTCACGAACCGACATGCTACCACCTCATTTTGCGAAACTTATACAACGCGCTCTTATAGGAATGAACGATGCTTTCCACTTCTATTTCTCCTTGGCTCTCTTCATGAGCTGTAAACGTAACTTGCACGTCCCCTTCTTTGATGGATTGAACAGTCGGTTCGGCATCGGGAGCATTTTTTTGCTTCAGACCAACGAAATCGACCACCATGTTCGCATGGACATACCGAAGCTCGTCCGGTATGTCATCACGATTACAAAACGTTTTGATCGCTTGACCTACTTCGTCAATGTATACAGCCAAGCGGTCATCTGGCGGTGGATTGTCCAACTTGGCTTTGACAATATCAAGCACCGTCATTGTCATTCAGCTACCTTTTCTGTTGCTTTCTTCGTTCCTTTTTTCTCCTCTTCCGTCACTTCTTCATATCCGGCTTTTTTAAAGGCAGCTTCTTGTACGTCGTTTGTTGCGATTAACACTTCGTCGCTTTTTTTAAACTTCTTCATCTTTTGTCACCCCTTACGCTTTTTTGTGCACGTAAATGGCGTTCTTTTTGTTCTCGAATACAAAAGCATCATAACGAATACGACCTTCTACAAGCGTACCGTTAATGCCTGGTGGGTTTTCATGCGTCACATAGTCTGTTAATTTAATTGGCGCAACTGTCGCCATCGGATGTGTAATGAAAAATTCGACATTCGCTGGTAAATACGAAGATGGAACGGTGATTAGCGGAATCCCATCAATTTGACCAACTTGCCCTTTCATTAACGCGTCTTGCGCGATATCAGACGCTTTGATAAAAGATGGATCCAAACGAATTTGCTTGTAAAAATTCGCTCCGATATACGCCACGCGACCAACCAATGGCACTTTCAAGTCTGTGAGCGTTGTTGTTGCATCCAAGAAAGCTTCATAGGCATTGTCTTTTGTAATTGGCGCCACGGCTGTATTTCCTGCATTCGCGCAAATCACCGCAAAACGATAGATATCCACTTCTGGTACAACCACCTCATCAATCTGGCGGGCAAGTGCCTTCCCAGCCTCCATGACGCCCATCGTATCTTGTTTCGATTTGTTGTCGATGGTGAACGTAAACGCACGGTCGCGCGTCACTTTCATTTCTTGCACGCTGTTTTGTAACTCTTCAGGAATACCATATCGATTAAAACCTGTTGTAGAATAGTCACGCATTGGAACTGTCGGAATCGAAAATACTTTCACCGTTTCGACTCCAACCCAATCTAAGTCTTGATTCACAGCTCCATTCGAAAGAGATTGCTTTTTAAAACGCTCATCCACATATGGTGCATACTTCTCTGCATAGTTAATTGGCATTACTCATTACCTCCTGTATCCATTAGATTGAATTGAATCCAGCTAAAAACGGATCGTCTGGATCCCCACCAGTCGGACTGCCTTCAGCTGGTTTAATACCTGTAATTTTTGGTTGATTGCTGTTTTCAGGCACAAATAAAAAGGACTTGGTTTCTTGCAGCGTCTTTAACTGCTCCTCCAGTCCTTTTGTGATGTTGCCATGTTCATCGAGTTCAATTGTATTTTTATCAAGAAGCGATGCGACCAAGTCAGCGTCATGTACCTTTCCATTAATCGCAAGTTTAATCGCGCTGTTTAATTGTGTTTCTTTAATTTTCGCTTCATATGCTGCCTTCTCATCTTTATATCGCTTCTCTAAGTCCGCAAGCTTCGTTTGTAGCTCTTCATTTCCCTCTGCTTGCTTTTTCAACTGTTTTAAGTCGTTGTCGCGCTGCTCAAGCTGCTTTTTCATATCATCAAGGTTGGCTTTCAACTCATCGACTTTTGTCTTGTGAGCTTCAACGGACTTCCCATGTTCGGCCATAATTTTGTCAATGACGTCTTTTTCAAGACCTAAACTTTCAAGAAATTCACGTTTCATTTCCATTCCTCCTGGCTACGTTTTTTTACGTGGTTACGGCCACGAACCGCTTTGTTCTTTAACGTCTACAAATGCTAAAAAGACGAGAGAAACTGTTTATCTTAACACCGTCTTCTTATACCACTCCTCATACGAAATAGAATCCACCAATCCATTCATCGACTGGCGTTTTTCGCCGTGTGTGTATTCCGACTCATCAAAATACGGAATCGTCGTCGTTCGGCAACGGACATGAAATGGCGGCGCATTCGTGCCTGGCTTATAATCTTTGACGTTATAAACCTTGCCATCTTGATATCTACAAATATCTGATGTCCGCATATCGAGTGTGGCCAAAATCTCGTATTTCTCCATTCCTGCATCGCGATAGCTGTTTTGCGCAGCCAAGTTATGAAAGAAGCTCGCTTCCGTCCTGACCAACGCTTCGGCGCGCGAATATGCGACGTCTGTCACTTTCACAATTTCTTTTGCTGTTTTGTCGATGGAACGACCAATGATAAAGCTTTGTTCGAGCGACTTTCGAATGTTCTGCATCGTTTCTTGTTCATGTCCCCAAATTCGCTCGGAAAATTCTTTCCCACTCCAGTTATACGACATCACTTCACGCATCGTGCTGTCGTCAAGAATTTGCGCATTGGCAGGTATACCAGCCATCGCAAAGTCGTACATAAAGTGATAGTACGAATTTTGGTATACATCGACAAGCCCCGTATAAACGTAGTCTTGTAAGCCATTTTTACCGCCGTATAAATGCAGCATCGTCATTTCTATTTGCGCCAAAAGCATCTCTAATCGCGAAATTCGAACGCGATAGCTGATCTCATTCAATAGATTTTCATATTGCGAATTCCCTTCAAGCGCCATCGCGCGAAACCGAGCAAGGTCAATTTCTTTAAACGCCTCTATTTCTTGTGACGTTAGTAGCTTCCTTGCTTCATGTAGAGAAATTTGATTATCTTTCGCATACCGAGCGTAAAAGGCTTCAATCTGCTTCAAAATATCGCGCTGTGCTTCTTTGAGCCGTTGCTTCATCTGCGCCAAATACTTCTCGACAATCAGCTGCGCTTCCTGTTCTCTTTGCGTCGAACGTTGTTCCCAATACTGCCGACTATTCATTCATGTTCCCATCTTTCTGTTGTTTTTGGAACACACCTTGATAGCCGTTATACATCTGTTCTTGTTCCTGCTGCTTCTTCAATCGTTCTTCCACTTGCTCGGTATACCACGGATGATTTTCGCGAATCGTTTGGTCATCAAGAATACCAACCGACGCCTGACAATTGGCGATTACCTCGGACTCGTTGATAATAATGTCACGATTGAAGATAATTGAAATCGGCTCATTCGTAAAATCGCCTTTCCCAGTCATGAGTAAATACTGGTCGATAAACCAAATCAATTGCTCAAGGCTTGACTGGAACTCGGTTTCAAGGATGTTGCAATCCATATCCAAGTCAGAGTATCGGTATCTCAGCGCCACCCCACTTGCATTCCCCAAATTCTCATCCTGCGTATCGACGCCACGTCCGAATTCATAGATGGCCTTGCGAATGCGCAATAATTCTTTTTCGACTGCATCTGTCTGTAAATCGGCTTGTAGCTTGTCTACATCACCGTTTTCATCTAACTTTACCGCCCGATATCGGTTCAAATCGTTTAAAAATTCTTGTAGCTCTGTTCCTCCGTAATTCACAAGCTTGTAAATAAAATTCGGGATGTCCGCAAGTAAATCCGCGTTCACAGAAGCCTGCAAGTTGTAATCGTCAACCAACGACTTGATACAATCAATGAGTGGCTGTTCTTCTTCGTTGTACTTAAACGCAATCAACGGCATACGCTCCCACAGATATGGCTTCTCGTTAATGGTGAAATGATAGTTCGTTTCCACTCCAGCTAGGACGTCTGGAACGAGCGAGTCAGCTTGCAGGACGTAATACTTAATTCCTTTCGGATGGTGATATTCCACTTTCTTTTGTTTTTGCTTTTGCGTATTCGTGTATACAACTTCTTCATACACGCGAATAAACGACACAATCTCTTCGTGGTCGTTATCTTTCCAAAACGGGATAATTTGTTCGCTCGGAATCTTTTTAAACGACAGCTCGCCCTTTTCGTCAATATACACATACAAAAAAGCGATTCCTTTGTTGATCGCTTCTTTGCCAAGGTTTTTCATTGTTTTCAGCAGCCGTTTATCGAACATGTCTTGCATGATTTTGCGGTATTCTTCGTTTTCAGTTGCGATCGTCGGCTCCTTTGAAAGCAAATAGCCGACCTTCTGATTCACCAACTTCTTCACGAAGTCATGCGCCAACTTTTGATTCGAACGCCACGTAATGTCTTGGTTTTTCTTTTCAATATCCATTTTCGTGCGATAATATCGCTCGCCAATCACCATCAATTTGCGCTTATCACTCGTTTCCCAGTCTTTCACGATCGCCGCCAAAAGCTGTTCATCGGTCATGATTCCTTTCGATAATTCCGAAAGCACTTGTTCATGCCAGGGAGCTCTAAATAAATCTTCAATCAACATACACTCACTTCCTCTATTTCAGTATCGATACAGACGGTCGTTTCATATCATCTTCGAATGCGTAACGAGTTGCATCGATACAATTATGAACGATAAGACCACCTTCAACTGAAAAGTTGTGGTGGTCTTTTACTTCCATATTGTAAACGTCTCCTTTGCCTATATACCTTATATTTTTAATTCTTACGTAATTGTGGGAGTCGTGGAACTGCTTTGTTTGAACACTTTTTAGAACAGTATTTTGTTTTTTTAAATCTGTTGGTAACGAAATGTTCCCCACAACACTCGCACACCCTTTCTTCATTATCTAATCCTTCTTTTCTTCTCCAAGCTGACTTGCATTTGTTGCTACAAAAACGATTTTTTGTATTAGGTTTCGCAGCGAACACTTGTGCACAATACTCACATTTATAAACCTGTTTTTCCATCTTTCCAATCGAACGCTTCCATAATTCCTTATGCCACGCTTTTCCTTCTTCAGTTTTATGCCATTCATTGGCTTTTGGACGTGCGTTTTTCGCTAAATTATTACGAGCCCATTCCAACCATCGTTCATCAAGAGCATTCATCTCCCCATGAAGAGTTGCGTGCTTTCCGTGTGGAATGATAACTAAATTACTAATGTGGTTGTTGTTTTTATCACCGTCAACATGATGAACATGCCATCCTTTCGGAATTTCTCCATGGAAGTACTCCCAAACATATCTGTGCAGTCTTTTTCTAATAGTTGAATTTAAATAATATCCCGTTTTATCATCCCTGGTGAATTTTATTCCATCAAAATACGCATATTTACCGTTATTCTCATATTTTATCATTCCTGCACCTCTCTTGGTTCTATTTCATATCTAATTGTATCTAATATGATTAGACATGTCCAAAATGCAATCTTGTGCAGGAATCAATTGCTTTAGTTCTTTCCATCCTTCTTTCGTGAGAACAGGGTGATCATCTGTTGCTCTGATTTTCCTACCGTCTTCCAACTCTATTTCCCAAACATCCGTGTTTCTTCTAGTCAATCTAACATCAAAAAATTGACTTACAGTAGCCCTTTTATTTACTACATCAAAACAATAAACCATTCCGCTCTTACCAACTAAATCTTTAATTTTAAAATTTCCTGTCGGTGTGTTTATTATAGTATCTCCTAACAAACAATGATTATTTTTATCTTCCAACTTCGGTTTCGGATTGCCGTCTGCGTCCACCTGATAGTCAATCGACTCAAATTCCCGAGCAATGTTCGGAGTACGCTTCGGATCAATGACAATCGCTTCTAAATCATCTAGCCACTTCTCACCGTATTCCACACTTCCCGATCCCTTCTTAGCGCCTTTAATTCGCGGAATGCCGTGCTCTTTCTTCATCTCATCAACCGATTTCGGTTCGGCACTATCCGCAATAATCGGTTCGAGATGATAGTTTTTTGCTTTGATTTTTTCGGCTGCTTCACGATTCGACAACTTTACGCCATAGATTTCATCCATCGCATAAATGATTCTTCGTGTCTTATCGTAGTGCCAACGCACAAACGCAAACGGATCCACACCATATCCCCAGTCGATACCTTGTCGGATGTTATCAAATCTCTTCATCTCGTCATCTGTAATGGTTCGGAACACCAAGTTGTCGAATGGAACAACGCCACTTCCAATCGGCTCACCGAGATATTCATGACGGTACTTCATCTCATTCGTTCGCTTCGTGTGTTCGGCTTCTTCGATGAAGTCTTTCGACAAAAATGGGTTGTCTAAATATGTCGAGTGATGAACGAACGTGTTCTCAGGAAGAAATTGCGTTTCGTACTTTTGGTTGACCCACGATTGTTTCCGTTTCGGTGGGTTATAGCTGTAAAAAAACGTGTATCGCAATCCGTCTGGAAGCTCTCCACGTAACACAGATTTTTCGATAACGGACACTTCTTCTTCTGTTTTGAACTCAGCTAACTCCTCTATCCACATAATGGCTAGTGGAAATTTCGATGCTTTAATCGACTTAATTTTTTGTGGATCATCAGCACCACGAAACAAAATGCGGTTTCCTCTTGGTAAATATGTGATACGCATTGGATTGACCGTAATCTGAAAATACTCGGTCACGCCCAATATTTCCATAGCTTCTTTCAGCTGTTCCAACACCGAATCTGCGAGCGTGTTCCCGACTCTCCGAACGACCAAAGCCGTCACAGGAAAGCGCATCACCAGCAATAACACCATCATCGCAATGTGCGTTGATTTTGCGCTAGCACGGCCACCTTTCAACACATAGCGCAAATAGCGCTGTTCTTTGACCAACGCCCACACTTTTTGAAATGTCGGCGTAAACACTTCGGAAAGCCTAATCTGTTTCATCAGCCTCACCGATGTCGTCGATAATTTGAACACCGAAATTCGCATCGATCTGCTGGCGCTCTGTCCACATCGCGAAGCGTTTGCCAAGTAAATCTAAGGCGCGGATTTTATCGGCCAAACGAATTTCTCGCTCAATTCCTTGTCCGTTCTCCGTTGGAATCACTTTCACTCTTACACTTGCAATGGCAGCCATATCGTCAATCGTAGCATCTTCGCGTATTGTAGCATCTTCCATATTGATTAACTCAGGAGCGTTCACAAATGCAATACGAGCCAACTCACGTAAAATACGCTCTTGGTTGACGCCTGTCCGCCTCGACAGTTCCGCCATTCGTTCGTCTATATACGCGCGAACCTTAGCATTTTTTAACAGACGTGAAGCTTGCTCAGCAGCCGACCTCGGACTATACCCAGCCCGAATCGCAGCTTGAGTGGCATTAAGATCAATTAAATACTCATCTGCAAAACGTTTTTGCTTTTCTGTCAACTGTGCCATATCACAACACCTCCCCAGCTTGCAAAAAATAAAAGAGCATCCCATTATAAGAGATGCTCATCACTCAATTGTTAAGAATATCTGGGTATACAAATGTATCTAAAATTTCACCTGTACTTGCATTTTTTATATTTACAGTTACTTTGAAGTCCTTGACGCCGTTGAAAACTTGGTAGTACATACCACTTATTCCTAACCCGATGGCAGCTAGACCATACATACTATTTTCAGATGATGATACATCAACAATCATGTTGAATTCTGAAAAATTGTCATTATACGTGATATCTTGAATTACAATCAAACTCTTATCTCTTTTTAATTCGTCAATTGTTTTCTTTATTCCAGACTCTAATTCATTTATGAGTTCCTTATGTTTAGATTTTGTCATTTTATACGTTAAAGAACCATCAGCATTTTTTATAACTTCTTTAATCCCATCTTGCTCAGCTTCAGTTACGACTTTATCAATATCTTGTCCTTCAAATAAAGAAGCAGGAAGAGTAACTTCTACGTCCAATAAGTTTTTATCTACAGAAATAGAATCATCCTTGTTAATGTTTTCAGATGCGTTTGTTTCAGCCACATTGAGCTCTCTTTCATTATTGTTACCACAAGCTGCTAAAAATACAAACATAGAAAAAATTAAAGTTATCAAATAGATTCTTTTCAATACTGACGCCTCCATCTCACGCAAATATTTTTTATAATAATATCTACGACAAAAGGAGGCATCTTCCTACAACATTCGTTCGTCAAATCTCGACATTATTTACGTCTAATCGCCCCACGCACTCGTTTGTACGTGTCACGGCGAACGCCCATTAACTCCATCACTTCACGCATAGACAATTTTTCTTTCTTCTTAGCTTTTAATTTTTTTATCTCATCATCCGATAAATGGTCACATAACTTATACATCCTCATCACCCCATGCATAAAATAAGTGCCTAGTCAAAAGCTAGGCACTCATGAAAGGAGGAAATCGTCGTTCTACTTATTAGTGGCATTTACACGACAAAAAAGCCTCATCCGCACATGCAGAAGAGGCTTTCTTTGATTCGTTTTTTAATTTTTCTTTCAGCGCGTTCAATCATCGTTTGGACACTACTTGAAGAGATACAAAGATAATTCGCAATCTCGCCATATGTTAGACAATATCCTCGTGACATGAGATACACTTCTCGTTCCCGTTCAGTGAGCACGGATAAAGCGTCCTCAATGCGTTCCCGATCCCAACTCGTGATGATGCTTTCCTTGTTGTGATCGTCCCATTCATAAACAGGTTCGTTGGAACGGAAATATTTTTGCATGAGTAACGGGTCGAACAGTTTCTCCCGTTGATAAGCTGCGCGACGCTCGATGCCTCGTTTATGACCAGGTCGTCGTCCTGTCGTGAGCCACTCGATAACGAATTCAAGGTCGACAATCATTTGACGAATGATTTTTTTATCTTGTTCTGGTGCGTATTCGAGTAGTTTTTTGGTTTGTTTCAACGTTTGCTTATATTCTTTTAAAAGTTCCTCCATCGGACCACTCCCATGCTATAATAAATATAGTGAACGCCGGGAGAAGTCCGGTCTTTTTTTTATGTCCGGACCTTTTCACGCTTGATTTTGCGTAGCGATTTCCCCATCTCACATCACCACCTTCCATCCTTTTCTAATTCTGCTAGTCAACTCACATTTTCGCAACGGTTCATATCGATAGACAGCTTGTCCATCTTCACGTCGAAACAACAGATACCACTTTGCTTTGCGTTTGCGTTTCTTCATCCGATCACGCACCATAGACATCTTTTTGCAGTTTTTGTAACGTATAAAGCCGTAATGCTTTCAGTTCACGTTGAAGATTGATGCAATTGTCCGAGTATCGGTCATTTCGCTCGGTTAATTCCTGGTTCGCTTCTCTCAATCTCTGAACCTGATTTTCTAGCAGGATGTTTTCCTTGTGCAATCTCTCATTTTCCGCCATAGCTGTTTCGAAAAGCTCCTGAAGCTGTTCCAATTCCTGTTCCTTCTCCGTCAACAGCTTATGCGCGTGGATCGCTTCACGTTTGAGCCACTCAATGCCTTTGTCATCGTCTGACTGCGTTTCTTCTGTGACAATTGACTCTTGCGACATTGCTTGTGTTTCCGATTCTTCAAGCGTAGACGCGATCTCTTGTTGTGCTTCTTGTTCAAGCGCTCTTTTGATATGCCCCTTTCTGAAATATTTCCACGAATATAACTGTTGATTTGTGATTCCTTTTACTTGTGCAACCTCCGCATCACTCATGCCTTTTTTGTGCATTTCAACATATTCATCAACCGTCAAATCGATTTTTTTGTTTGACACATCTTTCTCCTCCTTCACGCTTTCACAATCTTTCAAAATATCATCAAGCTTTTCACCAGCACGCAACCTTTCTAATTGCTCTGCCGTCAGCTGATATGTCCACACCGTCGTATCTATCCCATGAGGTCGATTGCCAAACCGTACAGACCCTTGTCGGTACGGTGATATACTCGTAAATCTGCTCACTCCTTTTTCACCTTCCTTCTCAACTTTTTGAGCTCGTCCAATTCAATCCAACCGTGCGTTTTGTTGTATGTGACAATTGAAAGTCGGTGATCGGGATAAAGTTTTTCAAACAGCTTGCGTTTGAGTGCGAAAACAGGTGTCTCATACCCCTTCACGTCAACGACTTCAATCGAACCGTCCAAATGCGTGATTTCAAAGTCGGCGATGTACTCTGTCTTTCTGAACGTCTTGCCATTTTTCTCAAATGACTCCAGCAACACATACCGCGGCTGGAGTCGGAATGATTTGATTTGTTTGTTCGTAAGCAACCACTTCAGTTGCTCATAGTAACGTGCCTCTGCTTGTGAATCGAATGTGTATCCATCCACTTCTGTCTTCTTTGAACCGTACTTTGTTGCCATGCTACACCTCAGTATCCATGTTCTTGACGTTGATGATTGATTTTGTTTTTAGCCATGTATTTCTCATGAATCGTCGCTGGCGTTAACCCGACCATGCGTGACAAGGATAATAGAAAATGCCACAGGTCAATCACTTCCTCTTGCAACCGATCTAAGTCAATTTGTTTTTCTTGTTTCCACCATTTCCAATTCACTTCCCGACGAATTTCATCGATTTCACTTTCCATGGCGATCGTGATCGCGATTACCCATTCATCGAGCGTTTTATCAATGTTGCGCTCAGCGATGATACGTTCGTCTAATGCTTGCTGCATTTGGAACATCACTTCAAGCTTTTCAATTTCCTCGTCTTCAAGTATTTCCACTGCTGCCGCCAGACCTGCCCTGAAAGAGTCAAGCGAACTATATCTCTTTGCATTCTCAATTAGTTTTTCAAGACGCTCCAATATTTTCGGTTTTGTCATTTTCCCTTATCTCCTCTCGTATTTTTTTTAACTCGTTTTCATCCATTGTTAAACGCTTTATTTTGCCCTGTAAGCCGTTCTTCTTTTCTGTTGGCACCTTTCTATTATCTCAACGAGAAAAACGCCGTATGGGCTAAAATTTGAAGTTTACGAGCGTGTTTGGCTCATCTCTCTACCAATCTGGCATCGCAATGCGATATACATCCGTTCCAGTTCAACGAGTGGTAACTCATACAATTGCCGACCGTCTGACCCCTCGTATACTTCGTAATCGATCAGGAAATCAATTAAATACTCTTTGCGTTCTTGAACGAGTTTTTGCTTTTCAGCTACTTCTCTGAGAACTGCCATCATCCACTCACCTCCATCTTCAACCGTTCTTTCGCTTCACCAAGTCTCTTTCTAAATTCAATCATTCTCTTGCTAGCTTGCTGTTTCGATATTTCTGCATACATGCAATCACAAGGAGTGAACGAAAACGCCCCTGGTATTACTTCTTGAACTGAATATCCTCTTCCGCAACATTTTTCACACATCAGTTATCCCTTCTTCCCTGTAATCTAAAATCTTCACCTTCAACTTCAAGAAGATATGAGCCACATTGCCCTATTAGTCTACTTGCTGCAGCATATCCGATTTTTTCGCTCAACGTCCCACGATCTTCGTTAGAGTTAAAAATGATCGGCTTCTGCTTTCTGTATCGCTCATTGATAATTTGGTAGTACAATGCTTCTTTCGCTTCCGACCACTTCGCCTTGCCGATGTCGTCCCATACAAGTACGTCTGCATGGGTCGCGCTATGTAGAAGTCGATTGAGCGTTTCTCCCTCATCGTTCATCATTTTTGCTTGAATGAGCTCGTCCATGAATGCCACATCTGAAACCACTAGCACATTGAACCCATCTTTAATGAGCCGTTTGGCTAGAGCGATTTGCAAATGGGTTTTGCCAACGCCGAAATTGTTATGCTTCTGCTTCATCGGGGCGCGTTCATGAGGTGGAAGGTCTCGCAATCGCTGTTCACCGAAGACCGCAATAAAACCTAAATTATGTTTCGAGATCACCTTTTCTCCGCCATCCCTCTTGAATTCATTCAAATACTCAAGTGTCATATCGTACATCGATTGCTGATACGGCGTCGCTCGTTTGAAGTTCTCGAAATTCGCATGCACAAATTCATCTGGAATGAGTGCTTGCTTGAACCGACGTTTCCACGCTTTCCGTTCCCGACACTCGCAAAAAACAGCGACCTCATTTCCTTTTTCGTCACGCTTGATAATTAACTCCGTATCTTTGCATTGTGGGCACTCATAGTCATCCCTTCCATCCCCATGCTCTTCTTGCCTCTTCGGCTTCTCGGAGGACTTGTTCATATGACTTGCCGCCTTCTTTTGTAGATCGGCTAACACCTCGGCGATGTTTGTGAACCGCGTTGCCATCAGTATCCTCCTTTTCTAAATCTTCAAGGGTTCGAATCCCTTGCTTTCTCCATTTGTTCAATTTTTTATACACAAACTTCCATGTCTTTCCGTTTCCACGCGCTGCATCTTTAATAGCTTCTGTGATCATCTCCTCTGGATTAATAAAACCGAAGTTATCAATTACATCCTGAATGTCTTCGCGTAAGAATTCTGTGATGTCGTTTTTATCTAAAATTTTACTCTTTTGTAGAAGGTCTAAAATTTTGTCCACTGTGCTTTCATCATCCTCTTTATATTTATTTAAATTTTTATTTATATTTTTTATTTCTTGGTAAGCAATTTCGCTTACTCGGGTGTCAGCAATTTCGCTTACTCGGGTGTCAGCAATTTCGCTTACTCGGGTGTCAGCAATTTCGCTTACTCGGGTGTCAGCAATTTCGCTTACTGCACTCTCTTTCATTGACTGCAAGAGCCATGTATCGTAATCCTTGTTAAACGCTAGTTTCCTTGATTTTGAATTGGTACCTTCTTCGGTAACGATGACGATATTACTTTCGATCAACTTATCCAGTTCTTGCTTCACTCGTTGCTTATGAACACCAGTAGCTTCCGCAAGAAAGGATAAAGACATTGCATGATCTTTTCGATTAAACCCATAAGTATATCGCCATATCACTAAAATTAATCGAAACTGAGTTGGGCTGAGCTTGGTCAGCGCTAGGTGTTCTAAAATCTCGTTTGCAATTTTGGTATATCCATGCTCAAGCTGTACGTCTGCCAAGCTCAATCCCTCCTATTTTTTCACACAAATCGCAAACCCGTCTTTCACGCTTTTTACAGCATATTCTGGATATCTTCGCATATACTGCAATACAAGCTGTTTGAAATGCTCGTTGTCCTTTGCCTCCTCCCAAATCCATTTAGGGAGGAGGATTTTGTATTGCGGCTGTTCATTGAGCATCGAAGACGATCTCCTCTTGTTGCGGTGTTTCGGACTCCATCGGTACTTCAAACGCTTCGGCTTCGATGTATTCCACTGGTTCTGGTTCTGCTGTTACATCTTTACGAACTACTTCGTCCTGTGCGACTTGTTGTTGAATTTCGATGGAAATCGGCAAGTATTTCCACATGTGCCGAATAACCGTCTTTTTCGCCATTTCCTCGTAGTCCGTCACCCATGGACCAGCGTTCGCCGCCTTACTGCGTTTCCGACGTTTTTCGATTTCTTCTTTCGGCATGAACTCGAATTGATACCCTCCGTCTTTGAAATGAGCAACCGCATAGGCTCCGATGAATTCGCCGCGATCCGTCATTGCTGGCTTGTGAACAAGTTTCGGATGTAAGCCGTACTCATATTCGAATGTGTCGTTTGAATAAACCGCATGAGCGTAGATACTTTCAATGTTTCCACTCCGTCTAGCTAGGTCAATCATTCCTTTATAACCAATGATAAATTGAACGTCCGATTGACCTGTTTTCCCGTTCTTGAATGGTACTAGGTAACAATGCCCAATCAATCCTGGCTCAAGCCCGAGTTGTGCGGCTTGCATGACCGCGCCAAGAAGAGAAGGAACCGAGCATTCTAACAGTTTCGGATTCGTCCGGATCGTCGTCAATGCGATGCGTGCCATACGGTCAGCATCCATGTGTTTCGGTAAAGCTTTTTCGATTTCTGGTCCCATCTTTTTCAGATATGCCGCAATTGTTTGAGCTGGGGAAGGAGGCGTCGCCTCCGTGTTTTTTGCTTTGTTTGCGAGTTGAGTTTTTAACGTTTGATTTGTTGCCATACTCTTATGACCTCCCTATTTCTTTTTGAATTGTTGCGCCGCAGAGCAAGTTGCCCAATGAGGCATATGCCCTTTAACAACTTCACCCTTTGCAGTCACTACGGTAATGGTTTCAATATCAACCGGCATAGCTTTGCCAGCAGGCGTTTTAATCCACTCGATCTCCTTGCCACAACCTCTGCATTTAGCCATGTCTATTCACCTACTTGATAGAGAATCGCCGTGATATTGATTCCTTAGCGACCTCTTGATAGATTTCTGGATACTTAGCTTTCAATAATTTCGTATCCACGCGATGGCTCACAACATTTTTCCACGTGATGATTCGCTCGCCAGCAAAAGCTTTTTCGTATTCGCCAAGCATTGCTTTCAATTGATTTTCTGCCTCTTTTCTGCGTGTGGCAGCTTCCTCTTCCTCTTGTTTTGCTTGTTCATACTTAGCAATCAGCTCTTGAGCAGTAGACGGCAATTCGATTTCCTCATCAAATTGAGCTGTCGGATACAGAGCTTTCAACAAATCACTCGAAGCATCCGAACCGTCAAACATCGGCGGATTTTTCTTTAGCACGTGATTGTTCCAGAAGTTTGATTCAATCTCGATGAGATATTGGATAATCTCCTCGTCGCGTTCAATTTTTTTGTACAAGAACTTATTTCCGCCGATGAGAACCGCGATCCACCAAGCATCGTATCCTGTTACAGCCATGTAATGTTGGCATTGAATGAGATATTGTGCTGGAACCTCATCATCTTTCCACTCATTTTTGAGATGTTCGCTCGCTGTTTTGCATTCAAGTCCTGCTTTCTCACCGACAATAAGGCGATCAACGTTTGCTAACATAAACGAGTGTTCAGGATGCTGCAGGATAGCGTTTTTACGTCGAACTTTGAGACCTGTTCGCTTGCTAAATTCTTGAGCGACGACATCCTCAAGCATCGTGCCCCAATACGCTGCTTCGCTGTTCATGCTTTCCTCTGGGGCTTGTCCCGTCTTTTCAAGGTACACCGCAATAGGTGATTTCCATTTGTTCAATCCTGCAATTGCCGAAGCGTCGCTGCCTCCGATTCCATTACGTCGCGCTGACAGCCATTCCTCATGGCTCATTTCATTTGTGTTTGCAAAAACAACAGCCATTTTCATCCCTCCATTTGATTTTTGAAGGTGATTCTTGTACTATGTAGGTAGCTTGTTCTAAGCTGTGAATCACCTTTCAAAGCGCCTCGCCTCCATCGGGGCGTTTTTCATTCTGCGATTTTTCGTACTACACCAAGATTTTCAATGAGATATTGCCAAACGTTTTCTTCGAGAACGACTTCCCCGTCTGGGAACTCATAGATCGTATCGCCATACATAATTTCATCACCGCACGCATCTACACCCCAATGTTCTGAGTCAATCGGGTATGGATAGCCTGTCCGCAATGCTCTCGTGATCGCTGGATGCTCTAAGTCGTGCACGTCTTTTCACCTCTTTTTGTAGGGATTTCCTCCCTCCATGTCGAATAGTGACGTGGAAGGGAGGTGTTAACATGAAAGAAAAGCTACAGAAAATCGAAGAAATATTCCAAATTCTTGATGACTCTTTAATCAAAGAGATTATTGAACCTGAGATAAGCAATCGTATTCGAAACCATTACGATACCCTTATTCAACTTGGACTCAAAGATGATGAACTGATATCTGCGCTAGTTTCCGTTAGTGTCGCTGAATCCATTAGGCTAGGCGCGTTTATTACGGTTTTATTAACAAACCTTAATCTAAACGATCCATTCGACCCTCGCGATTTTATTCATGTCGTGAAATGAATGGTTTTGCTAGTTCCTGAATACGCTCTTTGCTTAATGGCTCTGGAAACTTTATCTTTACATCCTTTGTGACATTGATGGTTTTCGATGGCTTGGTATATGCTTCAAATTCCATTTCAAACTCATTGATCCGCTGAAGGGTTTCCTGTAGTTGCTCCAAAAGAGTGACAGCTCTTTCAAGCAACTGCTGGAACTCTTCAGCATTTTTGAATTGAATGGATACTTTCACGCCTCCTCACCTCCTTTTCTTGCAGGATTTCCCCTTTCTTTGTCGAATTGCGACAAAAGAAAGGGGGTGAGTAACCTTGAAGAGGATATATGCCAATCTTCTTGGTGAATGGGTCGATCTCTCGTCCGATGATACATGCTTAATGGGACCACGTATGGTCAGCCCTTCTGTTTGGTGGGAAGAAAACGCTGAGATTTGGAGTCCCGATAAAAAAGATGAACATACCATATATCAATTGGACTATGTGAACATTCACTACAAAGGGAAAGACTATCGAATCAGCCCTATTTCATTCAAGTTGTTAGTGAATAACGTTACTCAGTTTTGACGATGGCGTCCGAATAACGTCGTAAGTTAAACTCAACTTCGAGATTTCGTTTCAATTCTTCAGAGTCGTCAAGCTCCAGCTTGGCGGCTTTTAACGCGAAATATAGATTGACTTGTTGCGCAATTCTTTCCCACTCGTATTTTTTTAGACCTTTCAGTTGCTCAACTAAAGACGCGATTTGCTCTTTTGTCATTCCACTCACCTCCTTTCGCATGTATCCGATGCGCCAGCGCACATCGTCAAGTGCAAGAACGCGCGAGCGAGATGGGGGAGACTCTCGCGTGAGGATGGGAGAAACGCGCTCCTGCACCTGACGACAGGCACTAGACCTGTCGTATGGTCTGTTGTATAATGGGTATGTGTGCGTGTTAGGCTAGCGTTGCGGCGCTGGCCGTTTTTGTAGTTCACGCAACTTTTGTTTGAGCCGATACTCAAACACCATGATGTGGAACGGATTGTTCCGCATCACCTCACAAACCCTCCGAACCTCTGAAACTTTCATTAAGCGAGTAGCGAAGAAACGTACATTCATCACTCATTCCCCTTTCTCATCACAAGCGCAATGTCAATGCCTCGTTCTTTCATTGTTTCAACGATTCGCACTAGTTCGTCATGTTGTTCTTTCCGTTTGATAAGCTCGTCCAAGTCGCGTTTGCAGCGAAGGAATTCCTCCGCCCATTTCTCTGCTTCGTCAAAATGATCGTGTACTAATTCCAACCGCGCTTGGAGTAAGCATAATGCCCCGAAGTTGACCAGCTTTTCCGCCAACTGGCGATCGTTTTCTAATACGTTCATTGTTTTATCTCCTCCCGAAATCGAATCCCAAACCGTTCTGGGTACTTCTGAATCGCTTCAAGAATCGTTCCTAACGTCACCACGTTTTCGTGCAGTAGCCCTTTATCGTCATCGAATGTTACTTCCGTAATAATGTTGCGATCCAAATCCAACACACTCACAACGTATAGTGGTGGTACAGTGTCAAATTCCACAATGGACGATTGAATGATTTGCGGTTGCTCATAGAGCGTATTTACATGGTTACGTACAAACACCGGAAGCTCATCGAACGAAACGCGTTTAATGTTCATTGTTATCCTCCTCTAGCTTCTTGGCTGTTCTTTCAGCCACATAATCAAAAATTGTTCACATTCTTTCGCTGGGAAGAGCCACTTCTTTCCTACCCTGTACTTTGGAAAGCGCGGATCGTAAAAGAATGTTTCTCGAATGAACGTTTCACTCATACACGTTTGTTTGCAAAGCTCTTTCATGTCCCAGAACGTATGCCGATGCTCAATGTCGTTTAATCTTTTTCGCAATTCCTCAATAAAACGCCGTTCCACTTGGTGTTCATCTACTTGGATATCAATCAAGTTGTTCCCCCTCCTTTTTTGTAGGAATTTCCTCCCTTCGTGTCGAATAGTGACGTGGAAGGGAGGTGATAAAAAATGGCAAAGTTTTATTACTACAACAAACATGTTGATAATAAGGGAAACCACGAAGTTCACAGCGAAGATTGTTCTTATTTGCCTAACTATGACAACCGCATAATGATCGGGTACGAAAACGACTGTAAATCCGCAATCGAGCGAGTGAAACGAGAAACCGGAAAAACTAACTTTGATGGTTGTTGGCACTGCAGTTTTGAGTGCCACATCGGATAAGGGGGTTAATCCCTCTTATCTCTATAAGGAATTGCATTATCGTAATAAAACTTTTTGACAAGTGGTGGTATTTTCTCTAGTTCCTTGAGTGTAAAACCGTGTTCCTGACACTGTTTGCAGATGTGTGTTACCAATTCGTTGAACGCTTGTTCTCTTTTGTTATTCACGTGTATCCCCTCTCATTCTTCGTAATCTAGTTTTAATGAAAAATTTACAGAAATGCTTAAACATTCGTTAGGTACAGTAAACGAATTAAACAAAGAGCTTAGAAGTCGTCACAGCGACGAGTCTCACGACTTGTTCCAAGTCGATTTCAAACATGTATACGTTCCAATCGATAAATATCGCTTAGATGATTAAACAACTCATGCGCTTGATGTTCATTGAGATCGTTACGCGATAAAGCTTCTTTGATCTCTCCCATGACTTTTTCGTAACGGTCTCTCCCCAATGCAATTTGTAATTCTTGTTCAACGTGCTTGATTGAACGAAGTGCTTGCTCAAGCTGTTCTATTGTCACTCTCATCACCTCCTTTCACGCCGTTTTCTATTGCAGGATTTTCCCTCCCTTTTGTCGAATTAACTCGAGGGAAGGGGGTGTTTAGAATGATCCGAATTGTTTACGGTTCATGCCCAGAACAAGATTGTGAATATGACATCACCGTTTACTATGCGCGTGTGCCGACTGTAAACAGTCATCGTACTGGTTATAGAAAAACAGGATTCAATTGCGATTATGGTTCACTACATGGTTGTTCTTATGAAGATCGGCAACAATGCCCTATTTACAACAATCTTCCTGAGATCTCTTACGATTTGGTCTGATGAGCGCACTATATCGAATGTCTGTTGTTAGCTCTTCGAGAAGCCAGAATCGACTAAGATGATTCCAATTGCATTCGTTAACGTATTTGCACGTTGCGCAGACCATCCCGAGGTCTGCCAACTGCTCCACTTTTGCATCTTCCCAAAAGTGATACAGGTGCCAGCCGATACAATGAAATGCGTGTTTCATCTTCTCATCTTTTTCAACGATAGCAACCAGCGCTTGAATATTCTTTTCATCTGTGGCATAATTCTTTTCCATCGCTACCTCCCGATACTTATCATTATTCTTAGTTAAATGATTTCAACTTCCACGAAAAGAGTGCAGCGTGCGCTGTGCTCTTTTTCAATTTCGAGTAGTTTCTCTACAATCCGCTTTGCTTCTTCCACGTTTGAGCAAGATAGTTTTACTTTCACTTCCATCCCCCTCACCCCCTTTCACGCGGTTTGCTCTTTCTGTAGCAACAACCGAAACGTCTCTCGCCCTTTTGGCGTGATCAGCGTCTGCACGTCAGCTCGTCCATTTCGCTCCCATTCCTTCAATTCAAATAGGGACGGAACATATTGAGCATAAGGCTTTAGCTTCTTTTTCTGATCGCGGTAGATGAATTTGTTCTTCAATAACCAATCGATGAAGAACCGTTCCTTAATCTGCAACTCTTTCGCAGTATCACGGAAATTCGTCAGCAAGTTCCGATCAACCAGCGCGTCGAAATACTCCACTTTCGGCTTCATTGCCGCGATCTGTTCATTTTGTCGGCGCACCGTTTCCAACACGCCACGGAACATCATTTTCGTCTGCTCGTCCGCAAACGGAAGATACGTGTTGATAAACATGTCCTCGTTCGCCACGTATCCGCCCGTTTTGCGGATGGTTGGGAGGACTTCGTCGAAGACCCAGCGTTCAAACTCTTCCGCCTTCTTTTTTATTTCTAAATTTTTACTTTGATCAGCCGCCTTGATTATTAATCGGTATATATCTCCTTCTGGAATCACTCTCACCGTTTGTTCTCCCCCGTTAGTAGGGATGCGGTAAGTTACCGCCCCCTTGCAGTGGGTTGAAATTGCTTCATGTGGTCTCATGTACCCTAATGCTTTCGCAACGTCATTACCCACAGCGTAAGGGTTGTTGTTAATCTCAACGAATCGAATTTCCCCAAACATTTCATGATTGAAAACTTGTAGCTGGTTCAT